TCAAGAAGTAACTGATGAGATTCAAAAAGTTTATCCAGGTGGAAGAGTAGTATATCATTCAATTTCAGAATTTACTCCTGGACAACCTTTAATTCAAGCATTTGGACCTCAAGGTGGAAGTGCTGCAAAACCAGGAGCAAATAAAAATTATGTAAAACCTATGGGAGAAGAAGTTGAGGTTGATGAAGCAGTTAGATTAGATAAATCAAAAATGAAGTGCAATAAACCAAAAGCACAAGCAGTAGGAGATTCTCTTACAGGAAAGTCTCATGTTGTTAAGGCATGTTCTGGAGGGGAAGAGAAAATTATTCGTTTTGGGCAGAGAGGAGTAAAAGGTTCTCCCAAAAAGAAAGGTGAGTCTAAAGCCTATGCAATGCGTCGTCATAGATTTAAAACAAGACATGCAAAGAATATTGCAAAAGGTCCAATGTCTGCTGCTTATTGGGCGAATAAAGTTAAGTGGTAATTTAAACTAGGTTTTATTATGAGTGATGTATATCTTGGTAATCCGCTTCTAAAAAAAGCAAATACTCCGATTGAATTTACACAAGAACAAATCTTAGAATTTGTCAAGTGTAAGGACGATCCCGTTTATTTTGCTAAAAATTATGTACAAATTGTTACTCTTGATCATGGATTACAACCTTTCCAGATGTATCCATTTCAAGAAAAACTTGTAAAACGATTTCATGAAAACAGATTTAATATCTGTAAGATGCCACGTCAGACAGGTAAGTCCACAACTGTGGTATCATTTTTGTTGCACTATGCGGTATTCAATGATAACGTAAATATTGGTATCCTAGCAAACAAAGCGGCAACTGCAAGAGAACTCCTAGATAGGTTACAAACTGCATATGAGAATCTACCAAAATGGATGCAGCAAGGTATCATATCATGGAATAAAGGTTCTTTAGAATTGGAAAATGGATCAAAGATTCTGGCTGCTTCTACATCTGCAAGTGCTGTCCGAGGCATGTCGTTCAATATCCTCTTCTTGGACGAATTCGCTTTCGTTCCAAACCATATCGCAGATTCCTTCTTTGCATCTGTTTATCCTACTATTACTTCTGGTAAACAAACAAAAGTCATCATAGTTTCAACGCCACACGGTATGAATCATTTCTACCGTATGTGGCATGATGCGGAGAAAGGTAAAAATGAATATATCTTCACTGATGTTCACTGGAGTGAAGTACCTGGTAGAGATGAAGAATGGAAGAAGCAAACTATTGCAAACACCTCAGAATCTCAATTCAAAGTTGAGTTTGAATGTGAATTTTTAGGTTCTGTTGATACTCTTATCGCACCAAGCAAACTCAGAACCCTCGTCTATGATTCCCCTAAGACGCGCAGCGCAGGTTTAGATGTATATGAGGATCCTCTAGAGAATCATGATTACTTGATGACTGTGGACGTTGCTAGAGGCGTTGGGAATGATTACTCAGCATTTACCGTAGTTGATATAACACAGTTTCCACATAAGGTTGTAGCAAAGTATAGGAATAATGAAATTAAACCAATGCTTTTTCCAAGTATAATAGAAGAAGTTGGAAAAAGTTATAACGAAGCATACATTTTATGTGAAGTAAATGATGTTGGAGATCAGGTTGCTAGTATTCTCCAATATGACTTGGAATATAAAAATCTTCTCATGTGTTCAATGAGAGGTAGAGCAGGACAAATTGTTGGGCAGGGATTTTCTGGAAAGAAAACTCAACTCGGTGTTAAGATGTCCAAGACTGTCAAAAAAGTTGGATGCTTAAACCTCAAAACAATGATTGAGGAAAATAAATTATTTTTGAATGATTATGAAATAATATCAGAACTTACAACGTTTATTCAGAAACATAATTCATTTGAAGCAGAAGAAGGATGTAATGATGATTTGGCAATGTGTCTTGTCATATATGCTTGGTTAGTTGCACAAGATTATTTTAAAGAACTTACAGATCAAGATGTTAGAAAAAGATTGTATGAAGAACAGAAGAATCAGATAGAGCAAGACATGGCACCATTTGGATTTATTTCTGATGGATTAGATTCAGAAAGTTTTGTTGACAGCGAAGGTGATAGATGGTTTGTCGATGAATACGGAGATCGTTCATACATGTGGGAATATATGTGATGGAACTAGATAATCAATTAAAGTTAGGACATTTATTACTCACAGATAGACAATGTAGAACTTGCGGTGAATTAAAAAATTTAATAGAAAGTTTTTATAGAACAAGAAAAGATAGAGGTCCAGTTGCATCATCATTTTCCTATGAGTGTAAAGACTGCACTATTAAGAGAGTAGTCTTAAGTAAGATACAAACACAAGTATTAGATAGGTGGGAGTATCCAGACTGGTAGTTCACGTCACGTTTCCCCCGTGAAAAGTATCTTTTTAATAAATATTTTTTAGATAAACTGAGACTTTCAGGAGAAAAACATGGCGACTCCTCAATTATCTCCCGGTGTAATTACGAGAGAAGTTGACCTTACCGTAGGGAGAGCTGATAACGTATTAGCTAATGTTGGTGCTATTGCTGGTCCTTTTGCAATTGGACCTGTTAATGAAGCAATAACTGTTACAACAGAAGCAGAACTCATTAATACATTTGGCAAACCCATTTCAACAGATACTCAATATGAGTACTGGATGAGTGCATCTTCCTTCTTAAGTTATGGTGGTGTTCTAAAAGTTGTCAGAGCAGATGGCAGCACACTCAATAACGCAAATGCTGGAGTTAATGCAGCATCAACAGCGAGTGCTAAAGTTAAAAACTTCGATGACTTTAATGCAAACTGGAGTGCCGATTCTGTAGCATTTACATACGCAGCAAAAAGCCCAGGAACTTGGGGAAATGGACTGAAAGTATGTTTTATTGATGATTTAGCAGATCAAATTATTGGCATTAATACAACAAACCTTTCTGCTTTAGGTGCTCAGGTTGGATATGGAGTTACAACAGCATTAAGTGGAAGCATTGCTGGCGTAGGAACTGTAACAACAATTGATGGACATCTTAAAGGAATTATCACCGGAGTTTCCACAGACTCTACAAATGGCAACAGCACAATCTCAGTAAAAGTTGTTTCCAGAGTATCTGGTGCTGGAACAGAAACTTCAATTGATTATGCTCAATCAAATCCACTTGCATCGTTTGAAAAGAGCGATTCTCTATATTTTGTTAACAACTCTGGAGTAACAACTTCAACAGTTGGAACTGCAACTACAGTGACTGATTGGTACGATCAGCAAACTCTTGGATTAACAAATTCAACAGTTTATTGGAAGCAAATTGCAGCAAAACCTGTTTCTAACCAATATAGCACTGCTAGAAATGGTAGAAATGATGCGATGCATATTGTTATCGTCGATGACACTGGTTCTGTAACAGGTGTACAAGGAAATATTCTTGAGAAGCATATTAGCATTTCAAAAGCAGCAGATTCAGTATCTGCAGTGAATTCTCCACAAAAAATTTGGTACAAGAATTATCTAGCCAATTTCTCAAATTATGTTTATGCTGGAGGTAATCCATCTAGTGCAACTGATACCTATTGGGGAACAACTCCAGTAGCGACTGGATTCTCAAATTCTTATACCAAGTATACAACCGCACAAGGTTTGTGGGGGCAAAATGCACAAGGAACAGTCTTTAGTGCAATTGGGGCAAAAACATATACTTTAGGTGGTGGAGTTGATTACTCCGCTGGTGGAGGAATGTCTGCTACTCTAGGTGATTTAGTCGCAGCATATAATATTTTCTCCAACAAGGATGAAATTGCAGTCAATTACCTGATTAATGGACCTGGACTTTCAGTTGAAGCAGATTCTCAGGCAAAAGCAAATCAACTAATTTCAATTGCTGAAGCAAGAAAAGATTGTATTGCTGTTGTTTCTCCTCATAGAGCAAACGTTGTAGATGTACATTCAACAACAGCACAAACTAATAATGTAGTTAAGTTCTTTAGTTCTCTTTCGAGTTCTTCTTACGCTGTCTTTGATAGTGGATATAAGTATACCTACGACAGATTCAATAATCTGTTTAGATATATTCCATGCAATGCTGATGTTGCTGGACTTATGGTAAGAACTGATATTGAGCAATTCCCATGGTATTCACCTGCTGGACAACAGAGAGGAGTTTTGAATAATGCAATTAAACTTGCATACAATCCTTCAAAATCTCAAAGAGATTCTCTCTACGCAGCAAGAATAAACTCTATCATCAATCAACCAGGAACTGGTGTTCTTCTCTTCGGTGACAAAACT